CAATTATGGCACTTGAAATTAGCATCTGCCTTCTTAGCATAGATATACCCTCTCGCCTTATTCTTATGCTTCTGTGAATCCCCACAGAGAGGACAACGGAAGTTATAAAGATCAGCTTTAACCTTTTTGAATTTTGGCAAACGAGACGATACCAGTCCAATATACTTGGTATCAGTCAGATCCATTACAAAATTATGTTATTACTTCTGTATTATACTTGCTTCTGGCACAGGAGTCAAGATAGTTCCCACAACTCTCTGCCCAACTGGACTTACAACGAAACTTATTATACTTAACGCACCAAAAATTGTCCACATCTTCTTCTCCATTACTCGAAGACGATCATCTACCTTGCGAATATCTCTCTCACATCCCTTCTTAATTTCTTCAGCCTTGCGGTTAACTTCTCTGTGAAGCGATTCCACTTTCTCAAATAGTACGGCATCTATCCTATCCTGCTTATCTAATTTTTCGTCATGGACAGCAAGCATCTGCCCCATCTTTACTGAATTGTCACTAAGAGTTTCGATGACTCGTTCAAGTCTCTCTACTATAGCATCGTTGCCCCTGAGTGCCATTACCTGTAAAATATTATACCAGTATTATTTATTTCTTCTTCTTCTTCTTTTTCTTTTTTTTCTTTTTGGTTACATCACTTATCCATCTAGACAATGGATGTTGTGTCATAACTTTATCATATCCAGCTCTAGGTCCTTCTTCTGGAGCATCACCAGTAAAACCACCAGCACCAGCACTCATCATTTCTGTTAAGAATTGTTCAAATCTTTTCACTCTCCACCACCTCCATTTGATCCCCCGTTACCATTTCCACCGTTGCCGTTACCACCATTACCGTTCCCAGAGCCATCATTATTATGCCCATTCCCATTAGACCCGTTTTTACCATTCTTCTTAGAATCATCATCACCATCATCCTTTTCGTCACGATTTCTTCCCCATCCTGCATATACTCTACCAGAGTATTTTTTTGGAACACAAGATTTTAATTTTTTATCATACTTAGATCCTGGAGGACACTTAGACTTCCTCTTAGATTCTCTAATAATTTCAATGGCTTTATCGATGTCCATTAAAGTGACTTTAATTGATCTAAACAATCATTATCTAATTTTATATCACTAATCTTTGTTTTAGGATACTCTGGTATTCTATTTAAAAATACTAGAAAACTTTTAATACAAGGCCAAAGATCTTCCTCTAAATTATAAAATAGCAAAGGAACTGCTGCTTCATTAAACACATTAAACAATATAGTAATATGATTCAATATCAGGTGAATCTTAAGTTCACCTGTATTTTTATATCTTTTCAATAACCTTTTAATGTATCTGATTCTTTTCAGATCCGCTTCAAAATCATCTTTAGTAACCGCTTGTGGGTTATCATAGAATTTTATAGCGAAGAGCATATAATTGCTCTCATTCAATTCATCAAATTTCATATAGTATTAATACAAATTAACTATCAGCGTACTTAGCGTCGTCTGCTTGATCTCCAGTTATTGAACCCATTGCTACAAGAGTTTCAGTCTTAACTCTAACATTACCATGCATATCAGTATATGTATAAGCTGATACCCATCCAGCATGTGGAGCAGCATACTTACGAGCAGTGCCAGATGCAGCATTAGCAACTGTTTGCTCAGTTTTATCTACACCGTAAATTGCTTTACTAGCAGTACCTTGAAATTCGCCTTCGGCTAAATTCTTTGGTTCATCTGCATCTTGGTCTACCTTTCCCCAAAGAGACATGATCGTTACCTTTAAATCTTTATATCAATATTTATACTAAAGGTATGCCTTAGATATGTTAGTAGCAAATCCTATGACTGTAGTACCTGCTGCCAATACTGCTGCTGCTCCGATTACCCACTTCTCTACAACCTTTAATCTTTCTCGCAACTCATCTTGTTTCTCTTCCAATCTTTCAATTTTCAACTGCATCACAGTTATCCTTGTCTCCTGTGAAGCATCAAGTCCTAAGTCTGACATGATATTAAATTATAACTAAACTATATAGTTACCTAAACTGTGAGGGAAGGAGTCGAACCTTCAAGTCCCGCCAGGAACATCAGTTAAACAGACTGACACGTTTACCAATTTCGTCACCTCACAAAGGAATCCCTAATCAGGGATTGCTTGCATGATACGTGTTACACCGATTCCTCCTCCACTTCTAGGAAAGAAGTCAAAGTTAAGAAACTCTTCAAGTTCTGCTTCTACTCTTTCCTTACCAAATAATTTGTAAAGTAAGTTAGCATATTCACCATCAGAGATAGTATGGAATGTATCACGCATCTGTTTCTTATCGGTGCTGCGTTCCGCACTACCAATAGTTTCCATACCATTTAAAATTACATCAATCTTTTTACTGGTTACACCATCATCATATCTTGCCATATTCCAGAATGGTGATGTCCACTCAGGGAACCTAGTAATCATACCACGACCAATCTTCTCTTCATGCTCGTGCTCAAGTTCTTTTGCGTTAAACATATTACCCCAATCATCATAAGAAAGAATATTCTCTTGATCTAAGGGTATTCCAAGATGTTCGCACAATTCAACTTCCATCTTTTCAAGTTCTTCTACACCACCGTGCATTTCAAACTCAAACATAGGGAAGATAGTTTCGTGCCTACCTGGTACAGGATTTGGTTCTGCTCTATATGATGTAGATAAACAGAAGAAACCTGGTGCTTCTGGGTTCTTGAGTAATTCATACTCTAACCACATTTGTCCAGTTTGAGGTAGTGGCCAAACATTATCGCCATAATTATAGGTTGCTACTGTTTCTGGATCTTCGCAAGCAGCAAGTATACTTAAACGATTCTGAGTATGAACTTCATAAAAACCTTTAGCCAAAAAAAATGACCTTAATAGGTCAAGTGTTTTGGTATATTTTTTTGGGTCAATCAAGCTTGTCATTATTTTAAGCTAAACTGAACTTATTTAGACATGAGGAACATTAAAAACCTCTGATCCACCAGTAGTTGTTATGGTAGTAGGACCTTCTGTAGCAAGGTCATATGCTACTTGATGAGGAATAGGAACAACTTCCAATCCTTCAGTCGTGTTAATCACAATGTCTTCATTCATTTTCATTTTAATCTCCATAGGGGGGTCAAACCAGTCATCATATAGACCATCATAATCTGGTGTAATAATAACTTCACTCATTATAGCATATTATGGTTGAAATTCAGGACCTACACTATGTTGAGGATTGTATCCTGGATATGGTATATTTCGCCTTGGTTTTTCTTTTACCTTCCTTGGTAATTCTTTCCTTGGTGTTGCTTTCCTTGGTGTTGCATCTCTAGTTGGTGTTGCATCTCTAGTTCCATAATTATCAGTTACCGTAGTTTTTCCAGTATTTTTATTAGTACTAGTTTTCCAGTCAATTTTTTCACCAGCAGCATTAGTGCTTGTTCCAGATCTTTTAATTGAATTTGCGTCTTCCTTTACATCATCAAGCATAACACAAGGATCTTTCTGTCCCATAGAACGTAACTTGTTCTTTATAAGATTAAGTTTAGCGTAGGTTCCACGCATATCTTTTTCCTTTTCTTCAGGCTTTTTCTCACAATCTTTTGTGTTTACTAGTGATTCAATAGTAAGCTTAGATCCATCTGCTGGTGCTTTTGGTTTTGGTTTTGCTTTAGGCTTTGGTTTTGATTCTGAAGTAGGAGATGGTTGAGGTTGAGGTGTAGATCCTTGCATCCTTTCCGCAGCTTGTTTCTCTGCTTCTTGCTCAAAACCTTTAAGTTTATTAAATTCTAATTTAGATTTAATATATTCAATATTACGATTAACTCTTTGTAATCTTGGATCTTCAGAAGGTTCTCCAGCAGGAGCATTTGATGCTGCTTCCTGTCTTTCCTTTAATCTTGCAACATGCTTTGGTACAGGTAATTCTTCAGCAATAACTTGACCATCAACTTCTCTATGAGCATATAATTTTGGTGTTTTCTTTTCAGGAGCACCATCATCAGGACCAACTACAACTTTCTTTCCTTCAGCCTTATTGTAATTGTCTACCTTAATTGCTTCTTCAATTTTCTTAGATGCTCTGTCACGAATACTCTTACCAATCGATGCACGACGTTTTAGAAGATACTTATCACTATTATCAGAATCACCATCATTATCTACATCAGAATCCTCTTTACCAACAGGATCTAGTTTACCAGATTTCTTTCTACTACCTTCATAAGGATCACCATGATCTGTCATCTCTACAGAATCAATACTTGGATTACCACGAAGTTGAGTAATTTTTTTACGATCAGCTAATCTAACATATGCACGACCATTTTTATCTTTAACCCTAACCTTATATTTTCTATTACCATCATCCTCAGACAATTGCTCTACATAAGAAAGTTCAGTGTCCTCTTTTTCATTCTCTACGAATACTTTATATAAGGCATCATTAACTCCTTCAAATGCCCAGTCTTCATATCCAACTGTATATGCTTCTTTCACACCACCCTTCCCAAATAACTTTTCTTTAACAGCAGTTCTTTCAGCCTGACTCAAATTACTATTTGACATATACTGAGCATAAGCTGCTTTTAAGTCAATATTTTCCCTACGAGCACGATATCTTATATCATATACAGCTTGACGGACTCTTTTGGCAGAGGCTTCCTTAACAGAAGACCCACCTTTTTTAGAATCTACAGAATCACCCTTCTTCTTAACTACATCGGGAGAAGCGTGTTTTCTTGCTGGTAATTCTTCAACGATATTTTTACTCATTGGAAAACTTCACTAACTTTTTCTTACCTTGTATTTATTTATGAAATGTATTCCCCAGCTACTTCCAGGCACTAATGAAGCAACATACTTAAGATGTGCATCAGTACCAACTAATCTCTGATCGGCAGGAACACCAGATGTAGTAGTTCCATTTACCACAGATTCAGTTACATCCTTAATCCATGATTTAAACATCTCATTATCTTCAGTAACACAAATCAAATGATTAGCACCTCTACGAATAATCTCACCAACCATTCCAGTATTCACATCCTGAATGATAGTGCCAATATCAAAAATTTCTTTAGCGATATATGCTTCCCTAAGATTTTGATAATTCTCTATTTCCCGTTGGTGTTTATAATTCTGTACTTTTACCAACTGAGGTAACTCCTCCTGCAATGGATTAAATCCATCAAAATCAGAAGAAGTAGATACTCTTTTTTCTGTTAGAAATTTAAAAAAAGTTTTCATCAGTTTTGAATTAACTTCATTTTTATATCCTTTTCATTCACTAAGATATAATTTAATATATTATTCTTAACCTTCTTATATTTATCATCATTCATACCAGATAAGTATATATTCACAAATGACATAAAATTGTGAAATAAATTACCACGCACTCTTTTCAATTTTTTGAACTCTTTCATTAGTTCATCTATTAATGTAACCATAATATTCTTTTTAAATATTTATCTATGAAAGGATATATTAAAAGAAAGACTAATTCTATCATCATCGGTATTATTAGTTTCGACACCATGATCCATCCAACCAGGAAACAATAATATATCTCCCTGAGAGCATCCTGTAGTTAATCTACCAGTTTTAAATATAGAAGCCTCTGCTACTTGAGATGAATTGCAGAAAAATAAACTTCCATCATCATCAACCTTTTTAAAATAATACACACCAGCAATATCACAATCACCATGATTATGAACATGAGCATAATTACCCTTTTTAAAAAGAGCAAACCAAGATGAAGATATAAAATATTCTCTTATTGGAAATTCTATAGATTCACAATAATTATTCAAATGATTATAAACTTCTTTATAAAAATTCTCTAAGTTATATTCAATTATTAAATTTTCTCTAAACTCTGGGTCTGACAAATAATGGGTATTACCCCAATTTGGGTTCATAGAAAAATCTATATTATTATAAGACTCTTCTAATTCAGTTTGTACAATATCATAATGAGAAATCTGTGAACTATAAATTGGTGTAGGAAATGTTGGAAGTATCTCAAATGTCATTCTTCCCCAATTGGTTTACCCATAGTCTTATATTCAAGTTGCTCTTTCAAAAAGAGAACTTGTTGTTTTAGTTCATCATTTTCTTTTTCAAGATATTCACAATGTTCTTGGTAAATGATTACACTCATTTCTAAATCGTGCAGTTTGACTTCTATATCCCAGTCCACTGAACCACAAAATGGCGGTTTTCACTATTAGTTATTAACTTAAGGTTTTCTTTATACATTATCTTCCATCCATTTACTAATCGCAGCATCATATTCAGCAGTATGTTTGAATGCTTCTTTCATAAATTGTTCTCTCAAAGTCTCAGGTTTAATTGATATATTACCTTTAATTGAATCCAAGTAAATACCATACTGATTAGGATTAGTCATTACAGCAACATCCTTATAATTCTTTGCTGCTGATCTTACCATACTAGGACCACCAATATCAATGTTCTCTATGGCATCTGCAAGAGTTACATCTGGTTTAGCAACTGTTTCTGCGAAAGGATATAAGTTTACTGCAACAATATCAATGAATCCTATATCATTTGCTTTACGATCTAAATCATGTGCAGGATTACCACGTTGAGCAAGAATACCACCATGAATCTTTGGATGTAATGTCTTTACTCTTCCATTAAGAATCTCTGGAGAACCAGTATATTCAGATACCTTAGTTACAGGTAAACCTTCTGCTTCAATAACTGCATGAGTTCCACCACTTGATATAAGAGTATATCCAGCACGAATTAATCCTTCTGCGAAATCTACAATACCTGTTTTATCTGAAACACTTAATAATGCGTAGTAGTTCATACATCACCTTCTTGTCTGTTTTCTGAGTAGTGAACATCAAACTCTCCACCAGGATATCTTGCCTTTAACTTCTCTACATTCATTTCAATAATCTCATTGAAGTCAGTATCAAGTGCCATACATGCCTGAGCAACATACCACATTATATCTCCAAGTTCTCTCTTCATATGAAAGATGTTCTCATCATTCACAGGCTTACCTTGAAACACCATCTTCTTTACTACTTCAGTAAACTCACCACCTTCAGCACAAATGCCAAGAGCAGCAGTTAATAAACGATGTACGGGTATTCCATCAGGATCTTTCTGTATCTCAAAGCACCTAGAGTTGAATGAAATATAATCATTCGATTCTTTAGATGTTACTGCGTCTACAAACTCAGTATACTTTTGGGTATCAACTTGCCTATCCATTTTATCTTTGTAATATTGTTGTGTCCACCCATCATTATAAGGTGAGTTTGCCATTATTATAGTATTAGGATCCATATTTGTCAAACGTAATTAAAATTAATCACTATCCTTTGTTTAGCATTTGTACAACTAGTTCCTCTATGATCCTGATCCCCACTAAAAAGTAATAACCTATTAGCAACTGACTCTACTTTCTCACCAGTTTTAAACTCAGTATATCCATCGTTACTATTGACATAATAAATCGCACTATAATAAGGTACTTTAGTATCCCCAAAAACATCAGCATAATCTTGATGATAACTACTAGGTTGAATTTCACTAGTTCGTGTACGTAAATTTGCCTTAACTCTTAATACAACTTTTACTGGATGTTTAGTATCATCACTTAATTTACCAAGAACTGGTCCAACATACTTCCAACCTTCCTCAGCCATTAATTCATAATTCCTGAATATAGTATGAGTAAATTGATAATTATCTAAAGTATCTTCATCCCAAGGATATACAATTCTAGGATTTAATTTCCAATCACAATTATCCCCAGTGTAATATTCTTGTAGGTCTGCAAATTCTCTAAGACCCAAAAAGTCATCATAAACTTCAATCATTTTATTTTAAATAATTTGTCTCTAGTTTTAGTAAACCACAATGCCATAGTATATCTGGAACCAGAAATAACTTCATTAACACCATGAATATGATCTTTACCTGAAGTAAACAAAATTAACTTACCTGTCTTAGGAGTTACATTATAGTTATCTTCAAGAAAAAATGTTCTTCCTCCTATATAGTTCTCATTTAAATAAAGAACAGCAGAGTAATCTCTATGAGAAGTATAATGTGGTTTCTCTGGGTCATCTATCCAATAGTTATCAGCATGTGCTCCTAATCTCATACCAGGACCCCAATAAACTAAATTACTAAACTCTGGATAAACATACTCTTCTTTATAAAATTTTGAACATAATATAGATGTTCTATAATGAACAGACTCTACTATAGTTCTTACGTTATCATCATCTATATTATCACACACAAAAATTCTATTGTCCCAATTGGATTGATGGTTCTCAAGACTCCAGTTAGAATGATCGTTTATGGCATGAGATTTTTGATATTCTATTAAAGTATTACAATCATCAACACCTAAAAAATTTTCATTTTCAATTATAGGAAACATTAAAAATTAAATCCCGCAAATGATTTTTTAGATTTAAATTTCTCAGCAGTATCATTTTCATATTCTTCTTCCTTTGCACCACTATCAGATATATCTTCTTGTGCCTTCTGCTCTACATCATATAATCTCATCTTCGCTCTATCAATACCCACCACAAATCTCTTAAAGATAGTAGGATCGTTATATCTATTCTTTAATTGTTTAACCATTATCTGATTTAACCCCTCCAATTCCTCAGTAGATATGAGAGCGAACATAAGGTCAGCAGTAGCAGGGAGTCCGAAAGACTCTGACGTGTCAGTAAGGTCAACATCGCTAGAAGCGAAACCAGAACGAGTAGTTTGAGTAGCACTAACAATTGGGAGATTACTTTCCACAGCCAAACCCCTAAGTTCCTCCGCAATCGCTTTGATGAACGAGTAGGAATTGACAGAGGCGTTTTGGCGATATCGTGAACTAGCACAAATGTTTAGATAATCTATGAATATTATATCAGGTTTGAATGATTTTTTCAATGCCAACTCTTGTAGC